GGCCTGCTAAACAAAAGATTAGATTTTATGGACCTGATAGATATATTATTCAAGATGATAAAACTTTAGTATTACATTTTCTTAAAGCAAGAAATGGTGATACTAGAATGAGTTTTTTCAAAGCTCAGTTTGAGCAAATGAAAATAATAGAGATGGATACTCCACCTCAACAAGAAAGAAGATAATTATGATAACAACTAAAATAAAATGTAATGTTATGACTCCAGCAGAACGCAAAGCAAAAGTTGCAGAACTTAGAGAAGAGCATGTACCTTGGTTTAAAAAAACAAAAAAGGAAAATGCTCTATATATACCAAAAATGGCATACAGACCAACCGGTAAAGATGATTTACATGTTTCATTCTTCCCTAGTGAACTAGAGAAAGGAAAAGACATTTATACTGAGTTTGTAAGTATAAGTTATGAATCAGAAGATCCTAAAAGAACTTTGTATTTAATTAAACATAATCCTCATTGGAAAGAAGAATATGAATTAATTACAAGTAGCTCAGGATTTGAGAGACATATAATCCCTGTATCTGAATTAAAAGTAATGAATGATGTTACTGATAGAGGTCAAGATAAACTTGATAATGAAGATCTAGATGTAGCATCAGGTAAAAGACAATTAACAATAGATGATTTTACATTACCTAATCCAGAAACAGGAAGAGATATGTTAGATGTGTTAAAAGGAATTGAGAGAGCACTATTAAGTATAAGTAATAAATTAAATAAATAAAAATGGCACAAAGTGTATTAGTCATAGCAGACTCCGGGACAGGAAAGTCCACAGCAATTAGAACATTAGATTCTAAAGAAACATTTATAATTAACATTGCAAATAAACCATTACCATTTAAAGATTGGAAGAAAAACTATAACAATATTTCAAAGGATAATCCTAAAGGAAATATGACATCAGCTTCATCCGCTCCTGGTATAATTAAAGCAATGCAACATGTGAATGATAAAATGCCTCACATCAAGACATTAGTTGTTGATGATTGGCAATATATGAGCTCCTTTGAATATTTTGATAGAGCTAATGAAAAAGGATATGATAAATTTACTTCCATAGCAGCTAACTTAGCGCAAGTTGCTAAGATGCCTAAAGATATGAGAGAAGATTTAACAATATTCTTTTTGACACATTCTGAAGAAAGTACAGATGTAAATGGACACAGAAGAGTTAAAGCAAAAACTGTTGGTAAAATGATAGATAATGCATTAACATTAGAAGGTTTATTTTCAATAGTATTATTTGGAAGAGTGAAAAAAACGGAAGATGGGTTAGAGTATGGGTTTGATACTCAGAACAATGGTGAAAATACTTGTAAATCACCAATGGGAATGTTTAAAGAATCCTTTATACACAATGATTTACAGTTAGTTAAAGACTGTATTGAAAATTATTAAAATTAAAAATTATTAGAAATGAGTGAATTAAATTTAAAAAGTAAAGTTATGTTAAATACAAAAGACATGTCTGCAGGAAGTGGTAGACCAAAACCAGTAATGGGACCAGGAAATCAAGTTGTAAGAATAAATTCTGTTACATTTGATAAAACACCTTATGACTCTGAAGCATATAATATTATGCTGCATGTAGAAACTAAACCAGTTGAAGGTGACTTTGAAGGTTTCTATAAAGATATGACTGATCAATCAAAAGGTAGATATGAAGGTCAAGTAGGAAGAGTAAGAATGAGTCCATATCCATATAAAGATGCTACATTACAAAGTGGTAGAGAAGTAAACAGAGATCAAGAAGTTCTTAAATCTATGATATTTTTATCTGAACAATTAAATAAAAGAGATGAGTTAGACTCTATTGAGGCTGACACAATAGATGATTTTATGAATCAAGCTGCTAAAGTATTTGCTAATAGTGATTTCTTTAATGCTTGTATAGGATCTAGAGAATGGGAAAGTAAAGAAGGTTATATAAATGATGATCTTTATTTACCAAGAGTTTCTAAAGATGGAGTACCTGTTGAAGTAATTGATGCAGAAAATTCAAGATTAATGACTTTTAATACAGATACTCATGTTAGAAAATTAGTTAAGAAAGAAGAACCAAAAGCTGACAATCAATTTGAAGGTAGATCTGGTAATGGTTCTGACTTTGATCTTTAATAAATAATAATAGTAAAGGGTGTTGGATGGTGTAATTTCCTGACGAGGTCATATCAACTTAATTGAGAAGAATACCACTTGCGGTGCCAACTCTCAGCCCTAAACTATTTTTAATTATGATTAGCACAAAAAATCTAGAACTTGATGAAAATAATGTTCCAAGTGCCTGGGTATTCCAATACTATTTAGATTTACCAGAAAGATTAACTGGACAAAATGTTAGAATACATTCTATTTTTAATCCTACTGAAAGAACACCAAGTATGTGGGTATTTGTAGACAATGGAACAAGAGAATATAAGTATAAAGATTTTTCTACAGGAAATTATGGTAATAAAATAGATCTTGTGAAAGAGTTGTATAATCTAGACTTCTCAAAAGCAATATTTAAGATAATAAATGATTACAATAAATTTACTCTAGAATAGGGTAAGTATTCTATAGAGGTTAAAAATCATGCTAAATATAAAGTAGATTATTGTCATCCACGGGAGTGGAATAAACTTGATCAAGTATTTTGGTTAAAATTTAATATTGGCAAAACTTTACTTAGTAAGTATAATGTAAAACCTTTAGAGTACTATAAAATGTCTAAAGAAGATGATGAAGGTCTTAAATCTATTAAGATTGAAAAACCTAAATTATATGGATATTTTGATAAAGATGATAATATTTATAAAATATATCAACCAAGTCAAAAGAAATATAAATTCATCAAGGTAAAAGCTCATCTACAGGGATTTGATCAGTTACAATATAATGAACCATATCTTGTCATATGTTCTTCATTAAAAGATGCAATGTGTCTAAAATCATTTGGATATAATATAGAAGTTATTGCACCTGACTCAGAAAATACTGTAATTAAACCATATATAATTGAAAATCTTAAAAATAAATACAAAAAAGTTATAACTTTGTTTGATAATGATGCAGCAGGGGTCAACGCAATAGCTAAATATAGACAAATGTTTAATGTTGATGGTTGTCGTCTAACTTTAAGTAAAGATATATCAGATGCTGTATGTGAATATGGATTTGATAAAGTGCATCGTGAACTAAAAGAGTTATTAATTAAAACTTTAAGATCATGAAATGGTTTATACCGGGCAATGTACCAAGTAGTAAAAATGGAAAAAGATGGACAGGTAAATATTTAATTTCAAGTAAGACTGTAATGAAGTACCGTAAGGATACTACTAAAGTCTACAAGAAACTAGCTGCTTCTTTTAAGAAAGAATTGGTCAAATATGACCTACCTGTTATAATTTCTTTTAAATTTTTTAGAGGAAGTAGACATAAATTTGATTATATAAACCCTGCACAAACGGTGCAAGATGACATGGTAAAACATGGATGGATTGAGGATGATAATATGACATATATTATTCCTCATTTTGAACCTTATGAATATAATAAGGAAAAACCGGGTGTAGAAATTAAAATTTTAAAAAATGGAAAACTTAACAATAGAACAAAAGCTACAACTAAAAAAACTAAGAGACCTAGACGTAACAAAGGTTGAAATAAGTTATAGTGGTGGTGGTGATGATGGTTGTATAGATGATTTTACAGCTTATACTTTAAATAACAAAGGAGAAGAGACTTACAATCGTGATATAAATCTTACTCCTTTTTCTGATGCATTTGATAATTACATATATGAATTATTATCTAAAACTATTGAATGGGACTGGGTAAATAATGATGGTGGTTATGGAACATTGATAATGAATATGGAAGAAGAATCTATTTCAATAAATCATAATCAAAGATTTACTGAAGAATTTGTTTATGACATGGATACTGATAAAAGTCTAGAAATATTATCTAAAGAATTTCCTAAAAATGAATTTATTTCATTTTCATTCCAACCTAAAGAAGCTAAATCAAATTGTTGTTCATGTAATTCCGCAAGCTCTCTTTGCAATAAATCATCGTCCCATTCTGCATTTAATCCTAATTTATTATCAGCA